TTTAATAGATCAGCTAATGATGTTAATCCCTTTGTTAAACACTGTAACGGGACTAATATTTCAGAAAGATCAGCCCCTTGAATAATAAGGAATGCACTGTATAATTGTTGTTCTTGATTTATGGTAGGGGTTATATTTCCACTTGCAATGGCGTCAATTTCGTTATTAGACAATCCTGATGCTAACAATGCCAAGTTTAAATTTGCTGTTTGTGCATTATTTTGTTTGATTAATTGTAATAATGTAGAAGGTAATCCAAACTTATTAATTTGTGCTATGTTAAGTGCTTTACCTAAATTGATTAAGTCTTGTCCAAAATCTTGCAATGCTAAACTAACACCAGATAATTCACCTGTGATTAAATCATTTTGATTACTATAAGTACCTTGTTGAAAGGTTTGCGAATTAGTAATAGCGGTGATTGCGTTATTAGAATAATTTACAAAGTTATCTGCTGTTAAAAATGAAGATGTAAATTCTTTATATTCGGGAGGGCTGGTATTGTTTACATATGTATAAGAAGCAGTACCAGATCCACTACCTACTCCTGTTGCAGTAAATGTGATACCGGGCGTATTAGAAGTAGCACCTATCGATGTAAAATCTGTACTTCCTATTGTTAAAATTGTATAAACAGTACCCACAACAAAACTACCTGCGGTTACTGTAGCTGTGGTAGTTTTACCATTCCAATTAAATTCATTCCATGCTTGTAATGCTAATAGTCTAATATAACCCCATTGAGTTACACCAACGTTTACATTTTCTGACAAATAAGGTACCCAAGTAGCACTTTGTCCTTGATCTGTGGGTCCTTGTACTGCATAACCTGATGTTGCTTGCCCATTCCAAACACCTGATGGGTCATCAATAATATATGTAGGTGCTTTACTATTGCCCAATGCGGGAATAGCTTGTGCACCAATTGATATTAAATTATCATATGTTGTTGTGGAAACATTAGTACCAAGATTTTGATATGCGGCATTAATTGCATATGTTACCCATTTTAAACAAGTATTGTTTACTATACTACCAGGAGTATAGTTTGCATTATTTGTACTTGACCCCATTAATGCAGCGGCATTGGGGTTTATATAAAACCCCTGATTTTGTAGTAAGGAGCTAACAACGTTAACTCCTAATGGACTTTGTATTCCTGAATCACTCATGGTACAAAAACGTCCTGACTACCATCTTTAATTTTATGTCCACATGTATTGCCTGATCCTATTCTTAATACAGGTTTGCCCTCAGCAAATACAGTTGGACTGCCTTCAGTAGTTTTTGCATTTTGATGTGCTGCATCACTACTAGGATCGTGCGAGGTAAGTTGACTAGGAGTATGTAAGCCCACAGCAATGCCGTTACAAAACACGGTGCTTGCACCCGATTGTATAGCGCCACCTGTTGTGTTCTTATCTCCCTTGCGACTTAATCCTGGCATTAATTATCCCATAATTACTTTTTTATCAGGTACAGTCAAACCAGTTGTTGCTTGAATGTACTTAGTTTTTACTGACTCATCAGTGTTTCCACTTAATGCGACACTATTAGTATTTAGTTGTACATTTCCATGCTGTTCTGAGGTAAACATGCTTGGGACTAATCCCATGCCCTGTTGTGTTGGGGCAATGCTTACTGGATCGCTAATTGTGATAGTATTACTGTCAACATTAACAACTTTTGCTACTAATTCTTCACCGCTATTCAATTTAAATGAATAAATCTGATCTACTTCATATTTCATACTGTGCCTTCCTTGTCAAATTTTGCTTTTAATTCTGTATATCCACCAACATATTCTTCACCCAAATATATCTGTGGAACTGTTTTTGCGTTTGGGATAGCCTCAACTAATTGTTCTTTAGTCCAACCTTTACCAATCACACGTTCTTCAAATTCAATACCCTTTTGTTTGAGTAATGCTTTTGCTCGGTCGCAATAAGGACAAAACTCTTTGCTCCATACTAGTGCTTTCATTTTTCTTCTCCTAAGATTATCTTATGAACTACTTATAGTTCAGGCAACTCATCGTAATTTAATGTGTCGCTCATAACGCCAACAACATAACTTGTACTTTCACTTTCTTGTAATGCTGTTTGTTTATTGGCAGTGTTTTGATGTTTATTGAACCATGGGATGGGAGTGGTTTTTGGTGCTGATTGATTATATTTTATGCCGACATCTTTTAAAGCATTATTTGCTGTGTAATCAACAAAATCTTTCAAAATATTTGCGTTAAGTCCAATAACACTACCTTTCTTAAACAAATAGTCTGCCCATTCTTTTTCTTCACGGATGACGTCCATATACATGTTGTATACTTCTGTTTCACATTCTGATTTTAATTTTGCAAATCTTGGGTCTTCTTTTACTACTTGATTGATAATATATGCAGTCCATTCTTTGTGTAATAGTTCGTCTTGTAAAATTAAACTAATAATATTACCATTGCCCATAAAAATTCTATTTTCAACCATTGCCAAACTTGTAGCAAAACTCACCATGAATCTAAATGCTTCCAATGCATAACTTGCATGTAATGCCATATAGATTGCTTTAATGTGATCTTCTTCTGCGATATCTCCGTCTAGTTCGTAGGCGCAATTTAATTTATGTAAATTATCATAGTATTTACCAACACTACTTGCCATGTTAACAATTTCTTGAGTGTCATGAATTGTATTGAATACATCTTTAGGTACATTATAAATGTTACGAATAATGTGGCTATAACTACGACTGTGAATATTTGTTTCAAAGAATGTCCAGTTATAAACAAGTGCCTCTAATTCAGGCAAACTAATTACTGGTGTAAAAATTTGACTAGGGCCACGACCTTGTAAACTATCCAATGCAGTTTGTCTTAACAAATTACTTGTAAAGATATGTTTGACGGCATCGCTTGCGTCTTTAAAATCTTGGCTATCTTTTGTCAAACTAATTTCTTCTGGTACCCAAAAGAATCCACGTGCTGTTGTTTCAAAGTCAGCAATCTTTTTATACTTGACCTCTTCGAACCTTTGTATTACAACCGGGCCCGCTGGATCTAAGAACATTTTTCTGTTCAAATAGTCAGATCCAGATGTTAAATCATATTGCTGTTTACTCATTTATTTTTTATTCCTTGCGTGGTATTCTTTCATTTTCATGCTATGATGGGCATTTTGTTCTGCTGTCCTAGCTGGTCTATTTTTCATTGATTCTCTGAGATTTTTTTTATGTTCTTCTGTGCGGACTCTTCCAACTAATGGATGAACTGGTTTTACATAAGCAGGGATGCTATCAGTTAATTCATATCGTAGTTGCTTGCCTTTGCAATATGCAAATTTTCCTTCTGCGGTATACTTAACATTTGATGCGTTAGTTTTCAAATCTTTAGCACATTCAATTAGAGAACCATATGATTTATAAAATGAGCCATCTAAGTTATACGCATGAACTTCAACTCTCTTTTCTAATGCGGTTTGTTTGATGCCCGATACTATCTTGTCTATATTACTTTTATCATGCGTTTTTCCTAAAAATCCTTTAGGATGACCATTTTCAAGTAACCAGTGTCTTTGCTGAATTGACGCTCTCCTTCGTAACCAACCGAACAATTTGTTATTCGCTCGTTGTTGAGTTTGATGCGCTGTCATTATCACTACTGCTTTTACTAACGGCGAAGACTTCGGATACATTTTTACTAATAACTGATGTGCCAAAAAATGCTCTTCCGGAGTTAGTATTGCTATGTTTGTGATATCATCTGTACCACCAAGACACCGAGGAATAATATGATGTTTTTCAACATATCCCTCTAGTGTTCTCTGTGTGCTTCTTTCCATAAGTTTATCGTAGTGTTTTTTGTAATTCATACTATTATTTATCTATTAGACAATAATAATACTATTTTCTCGTTAAAGTTTGCAGGCGGCGCAATCTTCTTGGTCATCAAAGTCAATTACTTCCAGTGGTGCATCAATCACATCTTCTTGTTGTTTACTACCGGCTTTATTTATAAGTGAGTAATATAGTGATTTTCCGCCCCAATGATAGAAATTCATTAAATTCTTAGCAATCAATGTTGTAGGTACCTTACGATCTGCATAATGTGCAGGATTATAGAAAGTATTTGTACTAATGCTTTGATCGACATATGCTGCCAATACTGCTGCCGTTTTTAGATAACCAATACAGTCTGTCTGTTCCCACATTAATTGATATTTGTTTTTAAGTTTTTGATATTCAGGAACAACTTGTGTTAAGCTACCAGCTTTACTTTCTTTAACACTGATTAAACTCATTGGCAATTCAATACCATTTGTGCTATTAATAACAACACTACTACTTTCAACAGGAGCAATTGCCATTAATGTTGCGTTACGTACTCCATATTGTTTCATGTCTGTACGTAATGATTCCCAATCTAATTCAGGAGCAAAGTCTGCTAATTCATTAACGCCTTCTGCTCTACGTTCCCAAGGGAATATACCTTGACCATAATATGTTTTGTCACTGTCTAAACATTTACCACGTTCTTTGGCAAGTTCAACTGTGGCTTCTGTTAGATAATATGCTTGATGTTCCATCCAACTTTTAACTTCTTGTAAGCTATCTGAAGAACCATATTGTAGATTGCGTTTGGCATGCCAGTACGCAAGATTAGTTACGCCAATGCCCAATGGACTGATTTCATCGTTGCTTAGTTTAGATTGAATAGAGAGATAGTCTTGGTAATCCAATATATTACAAAGACTGCGCTGAAGGATACGACAAGCACGGCGCATGTCTTCAGGGTGCCTAAAACTCCCCCAATTTATACTCCCCAGCGTACAGAGGGAAATCCTACCCTTATCATCATCCAACCGCTTGAATGACTTCGTGGGAAGAAGGATCTCGCAACATAAGTTACTTTGATAGATTGTATGATATTCTGGATCAAATGGGCCCTGATTCATAACGTTATCGATGAATACAAGATAAATTCTACCAGTATCAGTTCTTTCTTTTAAAATACCGCCTTTGAATACTTCTTCAGCACTCATGGTCTTTTTACGCAAATCCTTACGTTTTTCATATTTGACGTAAAGTTCTTCAAATTTCTCAGAATTTCTGTAAAAAGCTTCGTATAAGTCTGGAACTTCGTTAGGATCAAAGAAAGTGATATTTTCTTTGTTTTTGAAGCGTTTCCAGAAGAAAGCACTTAGTACTACGCCATAGTCTAAATGACGTACACGTGTTTCTTCTGTTCCCTGATTGTTCTTTAATACAATCAAGTCATCAAATTGATGGTGCCATATAGGATAAAATACTGTTGCTGAGGCATTTCTAATACCGCCCTGTGAGCAGGAACGCAAGTCAGCAAACCATTTCTTTAAGAATGGGATCATTCCAGTATGTTTAATTTCACCGCCGCGAATGGGCGAACCCAATGGTCTTAATCTGCCAATCTCTAAGCCAATGCCTGCACGTTTGCTAGCATACTTAGCCATCATTTCTCCACTAGCAAAAATGCTATCCAAATCATCATCACTGCGTATAAGAACGCAACTACTAAACTGTTTAGTGGGTGTTCCCAGTCCTGCAAGCACTGGAGTAGCCAAAGTGAAAAGACCATCACTGGCGCAATTATAGTATTCCTTAATGTATCGCATTCTAGCGGTATTCGGTTCTTCATTATGGAATACTGTTGCTGCTGCAACCATGTAACGTATTTGTGGAGTTTCATAGATTTCTCCTGTAGCGCGATTCTTTACAAGATACTTTTCAATCAATTGTTCAATCGCTGCGTAACTATATTGCTCATCCTTTTCATGGTCGAGCATATCATTCATTTTATTCCAATCATCAATTGTATACCATTCTAATAATTCTTTTGTATACAATCCAAGATCAACATTCTTTTTAACAATTTCATAAAGATGTGGTACTGTATAAGAACCATATACATCTTTGCGTAGCATACTTAGTCTTTGTTTACCAGCAACATACTGATAGTTTACATGACCAATATCTGGATTGGTTTCTACGTCAATTAAATCAACAATAGCACGTAATGTAATGCCATCAATTTCACGTGTGGTTATACCATCATAGAAATGAGGTTGTGCTTTAATCTCGATCATTGATTGAGAAACATCTGCAATGCCTTTACATATTTTTGCTACTTGGGCTTGCCATTTTTCGACTGTTAATTCTTCTTTATTGCCTGAACGCTTGATAACTGTTATTTTCATTTTTAACCTAATTTACTGTAGAGTGGTTTAATATTTAGTGTCTTTGTAATCACAAAATCATTTAGTGAATTATTTAATACCGTATCTGGCCAGTAATTCAACACATATTTTGCGCTGTCCACTAAGACTAATACCACGCTCTCACTATTATGATCTATTGCTTCGCATAAATCAAGTTCTTTTACACCCAACAAATTTAGGGTATAAATTATTCCCAAAGCACGTGCGTAGTAACAATAAATGTTTTCGGAAAGTAATTGCCATGGGTTTGGCCATTCATCTATAAAGTCTGTGTGTAGATAATATGTTTGTATTGGTGCTCGTTGCCAAAAACGATCAACTTCTACTATTTGAGTTTCTAAGGGCTTATCTGTTAAATTATTTCTTAAATCAACCCAACTCTTTAATCTAGCCTCATATTCTAATAAAAATACATTCATCACTACTACTTATCATAGTGATGAATGTCCAAATTGAATTATACGCGGCCGACTACTACTTCTATGATGCCTGTGACACCGTTAAAGTTTTCAAGAGCCTTACCAATGATTGTACCTGCACGTGCTTCATTGTTTGCTACTGCATAACCATTTGCGCCAGTTACCATTAAGTCACCTTTGCTGACATTGCCTTGTACTTTAACTGGTACACGACCGGTTAATGCTACAGTTACTACGTTATCACCTTCACAACCTGCATTCATAATATAAGCTGGATTTGTAGAAACTACACCTGCAACTCTTGTTGAATCAAATTCATTTGCCATAGTAACTTCATATTCACCACCGAATACAAGAACTGTACCTGGTTCATAGTTTACATCTGAAACGTAATTTTCTGCCAAGTCAGCGTAAGTAGCGTTGAGTCGTGAGCCTGCTGATAGAGACCAGTTACCTGTTATTGTACCTGCTGTTGTGTTTGCACCAGTTGTTAATGTTGTGCCATAATGAGTTGCTGTACCAGTACCGATTTGAACTGAACCACTTAGTGTACCGGATAATGTTAGTCCGGTTAATGTGCCAACCGATGTGATGTTTGGTTGTGCTGCTGTCGTGACTGTAGATGCAGACCCGACAATGTTCATTGACTGCCCAGATAGCAATGCTGCAGCAGCAGCCGCTGTATAACCTCTACCGTAGTTATCACTACCGTTAGTACCTGTAAATGTAGCCATGCCAGAAGTAGCGGCTGAACCAGTTGTTGGGAACGTACCTGTAGCATTGTAGTAAACCGCAAATGCGTAACCATTTGTATCACGAGCCATTACTGTTGAAGCAGATGCAGCAGATGTTTGAGATAGTCCGCCCAAGTAACTTGAATTGTTTGCATTCGCTACAGTGCCGCTCACGTTAGCTCCTGCTACTGCGTTTGCTGTAGTTGCGTAAGTAGCAAGACCAACAGCACCACTGACATTACCACCTGCA